ATGTGGCCAAAAGCGCCGTCAACGGCTTTCCCTGGCAGGCCAGCATCGGAGCGGCCGTGGTGGATGCCGAGTTTGTCCCCAGCGGCCAGAGCGTCACCGTCAACGGCCGAACATTCAGCGGGCCGCTGCACGTGGTCCGCCAGGCGATTCTCAAGGAGATCTCATTCGTGGACAGCGGCGCAGACCCGGCCACTTCGGCCCGCATCGCCGCCCAGCACAAGGAGCAAGCAGTCATGGATGACACCACGACGGTCAGCACGACCAATCAGAACCCCGCCCAGACGGATGCGGGACAGACGCAGGACGCGACTGGCACCACTGCGGATGCGCAAGGCCAGCCCACCGCACAAACGGATTCGCCCTCGCAGTCCCAGACGCAGACGGCTCAAGCACCCGCGACGTCGGACACCCTCAATGCCTCCGCCTGTGCGGATGACCCGGTAACCCGGTTGCGCCAGCAGATGGCGGCCGAGACTCGGCGTATCGAGGCGATCCGCCGAATCTGCGCCGGCAAGCATCCGGACATCGAGGCCAAGGCCATCGAGGAAGGTTGGGACGAGAATCGCACCGAGTTGCACGTGCTGCGCGCCAGCCGCCCGCAGGTACCGGCGGTCGCCAGCCGACCGCGCAACGCCAGTCCCCAAGTGTTCGAAGCCGTGGCTTTGATGGCTAGCGGCCTGCCCAACAGCCGCATCGAGGCGATGTACGCCGAGCCAATCCTGGAAGCCGCCGACAAGCTGCGCGGCGTGGGCATCCAGGAGTTCTGCGAACTGGCCTGTGGCCAGCAGCTGCCGCGCTTCCGTCGCGACGCTTCCGGCTGGCTCCAGGCCGCCTTCAGCACCGCGTCGCTGCCGGGCATCCTGTCGAACATCGCCAACAAGATGCTGCTGGAGGGCTACAGCTACGTTGAAGACGCCTGGCGGCAGATCGCCAAGATCGCCTCCGTCAATGACTTCAAGGAGCACACCCGCTACCGCATGACCGGCAGCTTCCAGTTCCAGCAGGTGGGGCCGGATGGAGAGCTCAAGCACGGCCAGCTGGGCGAGCAGACCTTCCGGCAGAAGGCCGACACCCACGGGATCATGTTCGCCCTGACGCGGCAGATGATCATCAACGACGATCTGGGTGCATTCACGGACATCCCGCGCCAGATCGGCATGGGCGCGGCCGAGGCCATCGCCGACGCGGTGTGGGGCCTGTGGCTTTCTAACCCCACCCAGGCGGACGGCAAGGCCTTCTTCCACACCGACCACAAGAACTACAAGGCCGGCGCGGATACTGCGCTGACCGTGGATGGTCTGACGGACGCGGAGGTCGCCTTCGGCAAGCAGGTCAAGCCCAACGGCAAGCCGCTGGGCATCCGCCCGAGCATCCTGCTGGTGCCCACGGCTTTGAAGGTGCCGGCCGAGATGCTCATGAAGAGCGTCACGCTTAACGAGACCACCACGGCCAACAAGCCCAAGCCTAGCGCCAACCCGCACGTGGGCAAGTTCACCGTCGTCTCCAGTGTCTACCTGTCCAACCCCACCTTCCCGGGCGCTTCGGACAAGGCCTGGTACCTGCTGGCCGACCCCAACCGCCTGCCGGCCATCGAGGTGGCATTCCTCAACGGCGTGGACCGGCCCACGGTGGAAAAGACGGATGCGGACTTCAACACCCTGGGCGTGATGTTCCGTGGGTACATCGATTTTGGCGTCAAGGAACAGGACTACCGCGGGGCGCTGATGATGAAGGGCGAGGCGTAAGCCTCGTCCTTCCGGGCCGGACCTGATCTTTCTCTCGAACATTAAGGAGCAATGACCAATGGCAACGGCGATTTTCGTTCATGACGGCGACAGCATTGACTACACCCCCAGCAGCGATGTGGCGGCCGGGGACGTGGTGGTGCAGGGCGACCTGATTGGTGTCGCCAAACGCGACATCCCCGCGGGCACGCTGGGCGCGCTGGCGGTGACAGGCGTCTTTGACGTGCCCAAGGCCAGTGGCGTAGGAACCGCCATCGTGGCCGGCGCGGAGGTCTACTGGGACGCCGTCAACAAGCGTGTCACCACCACCGCCGATGGCCACGAGTACCTGGGCAAGACGGTTCGTGCCGCCGCCGACGCAGATGCGACGGTCCGGGTGCGGCTGGAGCAGTGATCGTGGCCGACCTGCTTCGCCAAGGCGCGCAGTGGCTGGAGCAGATGCGCACAGCGCACTGTTCCACCCCGGTCGAGTACCGCAGGCCGCCAGAAGCATGGATGGTCCAGGCGACCTTCGGGAAGACCGGCTTTGAGGTCGCCGACGAGTCGGGCCTGACGATCCATGCCCAAGTCTGGGACTTCCTGATCCTGGCCGACGCGCTGCCGGGTATCGAACCGGAAGCCGGCGACGTGATCGCGGCCAGTGGGCGGCGGTATGAGGTCGTGAACCTGGGCGGCGAGGGGTGCTGGCGCTGGAGCGACCCATACCGCCAGACCTACCGCATTCACACCAAGGACATCGGAGCGGACACGTGAGCGACTCGACTGTCAGTAGCGACTTCCGAAGCGCCTGCGAGCGTGAGTTCGCGGAACTGCATCGCAAGCTGGACCGGCTGGATGAGGCCATTCGCGGCAACGGCCATCCCGGCATCAACGTGCGGCTGGACCGCCTGGAGCAGGATGCCAAGCGCCAGGCGAAGCTGATCTGGCTGATCGTGGGTGCGGGTATCACCGCCGCCACGTCGGGAATCATCACCTGGATTACGGGGTGACGCATGAGCCTGGTCATCGACATCGCCGACGCCGTGACTGCCGAACTGAATGCGGCATCACCAGGCACGTTCACGCCGAGCTTCACCGCCGTGCGGCGGGTGCTGCCGGAGTTTGACCTGGCCGACCTGGCGGAACTCAAGGTCAGCGTGGTGCCCAAGCGCGTGGAGATCACCGGCTCGACACGCAGCGCCAGCCAGTACGAGATTGCAGTCGACATCGGCGTGCAGAAGAAGCTCGGCAAGGACCTCGACTCAGAGGTGGCAGCATTGAGCACTCTTGTTGACCAGATTGCCGACTACCTGCGTCGTCGGCCATTAAGTGCCGCGCCTTTCGCCTCCTGGGTGTCGATCAGCAACGAGCCGGTCTATGCCCCCGAGCACCTGGCCGAACAGCGGGTCTTCACCAGCGTGCTGACAGTCAGCTACCGGGCGCTGAAGTAGAGGAAGCCATGAACAACACCATCATGCGCACGATTACCGTCACCGCCGACTATCAGCCGCTGGCTAGTCAGCGGCTGGTGGGATCGGTGACCATCTCCTGCTCGCCGGGCAATGCCGGACCGGTGATCTTCAAAGGCGACGACGGCTCGGAAGTGCCCTGGATCGCCGGCGAGTGGCATAGCTTTCGATCCATCGATCTGGGCGCGGTCTTCGTCAAGGGCACGCCCGGCGACACGATCAGCATCGTCGGAGGGACCTGGTAATGCCCTACACGCCGATCGACAGAACCAGCCGGGCGGTCTTTTCCGGGAGCCTGTCCTGGCAGAACCTGCCGCCGTACGCGACCTTCGTGGTGCCGTACGCCTTCGCGCACTTTAGCGAGACGGCCGTGCCCGATCCGGTCTCACGCGGGCTCTACAACCAGATGATCGACCCGCGCCTGGGCACCTGGACTGCTGGACGCTTCAGTCCGGCCCGTCCCGGCCGCCACCGTCTCTCGGCGCAGTTCGTCATCTACAAGCAGTCCAACCAAGGACAACTGGTAGATGTATTCCTGCAACTGGAGGTGATCCGATCCGGCGTCATCACCACCGTCGGCATCTGCGATGCCCTGTACCACCTGGTGCAAGGCGGTGAACTGGCCCTGCCTCTCCAGGTCGAGGCCACGCCGATCCTGCAGCCCAGCGACCAGGTGCAGGCAAGGTTCGGACTGATCGAGGGCCACCTGATCAACATCGTCACCGTCGATCCGACGCGCACGTTCTTCGACATCACGGCCTACTGGAGTTGAAGCCATGCGTGAGTTTGAGCAACCGGAACTGGCCACGGCACTGCGGGAGCTGGCCATCGAGCGCGACGCCTCCTTCGCCAAGCGCCGCCAGACCTATGTGGACTACGACGCCGAAGGGCGCATTGAGCGGATTACCTGGCCCAAGGAACTGGGGCCGCAACCGGCGACAGCCGACGTGCAGGCGAAGGTGCAGATGGTTCGCCAGAGACTCGCGGATGCTGCCAAGCAGTCATGATCGGCTTTGAGATCAAGCGGATGTTCTTCGACCGCCAGGCGGTGATCTCGAAGGTGGACGCCGCCACCCGGCGGGTGCTCAGCAGGTTCGGGGCCTTCGTGCGGCGCTCGGCCAAGAGCAGCATCCGCAAGCGCAAGAAGGCAGCGCCGCCGGGGCAGCCACCCAGTTCGCACACGGGGCTGCTGAAGAAGTTCATCTTCTTCGGCTACGACGCGGACCGTCGCAGCGTGGTGATCGGCCCGACGCGACTCAACCAGAAGGGACGCGGCGAAGCGCCGCCGCTCTTGGAGTACGGCGGCAAGGCAACGCTGGTCAGACGTGGCAAGAAGAAACGTGTGACGTACCAGGCCCGGCCCTATATGGGGCCGGCCTTCGAGAAAGAAAAACCTCAACTGCCCGCCATGTGGCGAGGCAGCGTTCGATAAGGAGATCGACACATGGCACAAGAGTTCCTGTTGGGCATGAACGCCAAGATTTACCAGGGGCCGGCAGGATCGGAGTTGTCCTCGCTGACCGAGATGGGCAACGTCAAGGACGTGACGCTTACCCTGGAAGCCGGTGAGGCGGATGTGACTACCCGCGCCAACCAGGGCTGGCGGGCGACCGCCCCGACCCTGCGCGAATGCACCGCCGAGTTCGAGATGCTCTGGAAGCCGGGCGATGCCGGTTTCGAGGCGATCAAGAACGCCTTCCTCACCGCCGGCACGATCCGCCTGGCGGTGCTCACCGGCGATCGGTCGGCCTCGGGCACGGAAGGTCCGTTGGGCGACTTTTCCATCACCAACTTCAGCCGCAACGAGCCGCTGGAAGAAGGTGTGACCGTCTCGGTGACAGCCAAGCTCGCGGTCTTCGATGAATGGGTGGAGGTGGCCTGATGAAGACGTTTACGGATGCAGCGGGTCGGACCTGGACCATCACGCTGAACCTTGGCACGGCCATGAAGGTCAAGGCCAAGCTCGACATCGATCTGCTTCAGCCGGAGGCGGGCGATCCGCCGCTGCTGACGCGCCTGGGCACCGATGAATTGCTTCTGGGCGAGGTGTTCTGCGCTCTGCTCGAGGGGCAGTTCGAGGCCCACAAGGTCACCGCCGACGACGTGCGAGCAGCCTTCGACGGCCAGACGCTTTTGGCGGCACAGAAGGCGTTCTACGAGGAGATGATCGATTTTTTCCGGTCGCGCGGCCGCAACGACCGGGCCAAGGCGGTCGCCAAGCAGATGGCCATGATCGAGGCGGCGGTGACGGCGGCAGAGACGCGGATCGACGCGCTGGACATCGACCAGGCGATCCAGAGCGCCATGACTCGTGGGGCGATGTTTGGCGCATCGCCGGGTCCATCGGCATCGACCCCCGGCCACTGACGCTGCGGCAACTGCTGTGGATGGCCGAGGGACTGGGCCGCGAACGCTGGGCGCATACGTCATTGATCTGCGCCCTGATCGCCAACGCCAACCGCGACCCCAAGCGCCACCGGCCCTTCAAACCCACGGATTTTGACCCCTACGCGAAGCAGGATCGGCGGCTACGGACGGTCGCCGACAAACAGTCGCTGGCAGTTCTCAAAGAGGCCCTCGAGGCCCGGAAAGGCACCTGAACATGGACGGCAATACGATCCTGAGCGGCATCTGGACGTTCCTCAACTCCGGCATTGGCTTCGCCATCGTGTGGGCGGCGCTGGTGGGCTTGTTTCTCTTCCTGGCCAGCAAGTTCAACCCGCTGCAGGAAAAGTGGAAGCAGTACGAGGGCAGCATCATCACCGGCATCAAGCTGGCCGAGAAGCAGATCCCCGATGACACGCCCAACGCCGGTCTGGCCAAGCTCGATGCGGCTCTGCGGTTTGTCTTGAACGCCTACGCCGAGGCCAATAACGGCAAGCAGCCTTCGGCTGCCCTGATTGAGCAGATCAAGCAGGGCATCCAGATCAAGCACAGCGAGCTGGATCGCTGGGGCGGCCTCTCCAAGCCCAAGGAGGCGGCGTGATGAAGTGGCTGATCGCCGTGCTGACCGCCTTCTTCCAGGCTCTTCTGCCGTGGGTCGCGAAGCAGTCGCGGCCCACGGCCCAAGACGCCGCCCCGGACCAGCAGACCAGGGACAAGCTACGTGCTAAGGTTCGCAAGCACTTTCCTGTAGTCGCCTTCGTGCTGCCGATCCTGCTGATCACCGGGTGCGGCGTGCGCACGGTCTATGTGCCGCACGGCACGCCCGTGCGTCTGCGGGAAACCATTAAGGACGCCAAGGTCTGGGTGAAGGATGCGGATGGTCAGGTCATTGCCGGGGAAATGAACCTACCGGAGGGCTGGTATTGCTTGCCGGTAGATGACGAGGAGTAGCGCACGTGGCAACCGCACAGGGCATTCGAGCCGGTCGCGCCTTTGTCGAGCTGTTCGCTGACGACTCCAGACTCGTGCGCGGTCTGCGCCGCGCGGAAAAGAAGCTCAAGGCTTTTGGCGATTCGATCCGCAACTTCGGATTGAAGATCGCCGGGGCCGTCAGCGCCGTGACCGCGCCGCTGGCAGCCTTGTCCATCAAGGCCGCTTCGGATGCCCAGGAGTCGCTCAGCCGCTTCGAGGCGGTCTTCAAGGACCAGGCCAAAGCGGCGGGTCAGTTCGCCGACGCCCTGGCCCACAGTGTCGGCCGGTCCAAGATCGAGATTCGCGATGCCCTGGCCACGTTCCAATCCTTCTTCGTGGGCCTGGGCTTTAGCGGTGAGGCAGCGCGGGACTTGAGCCAGACCATGCAGTCGTTGGCGTTGGACTTCGCCAGCTTCCACAACTTATCTGACGACGAGGCCATCGGGCGCTTCATCAGCGCGCTGTCCGGCTCGTCGGAAGTACTGGACCGCTTCGGCATCAACATCAAGCAGGCCGCCCTGGAGCAGGAACTTCTGGCCATGGGCGTGCGCAAGAGCTGGACGGAGGTGACCGAGCAGGAAAAGGCCCTGGCGCGGCTGAACATCATCGCCCGCGCCATGGGCGACCAGGGCGCGATCGGCGACGCGGTCAAGACGGCCGGGTCGTTTACCAACCAGATGAAACGCCTGCGCGGCCTATTGCGCGACACCTCCGTGTCCATCGGCCAGGCGCTCTTGCCGGTGGTCACGCCCTTGGTGCAGAAAGCCGCCGAGATGGTGCGCTGGCTGGGGGAG